ATTGCCAGGCGTTATATACTTCTTGTGGTGGACAATCACACCGGGAACGAAACGCCCGGCGGCTCTGCACCGCTCGCACAATCCGTTTGCACGCTTGATTGCTGTCTGCCTTGCTTTCTTCCAGGCATCCGACTGATAGAAACTCTTTGCATATTCTTTCAACTGCTGCCACCATCCTTTCTCTGTACATGATTAAGGGCCTACAGATATTCCCATCCATAAGCCCATGTTAATATAAATCATCCCTATATTCTGACCCGTTTACTGTATGCCCTGCTGCCGCCTGGCTACTTTGTGACAACCGGGACAAACTGAAAGGTCCATGCTTCATCCCGGATAGATACAATGTTCCCATCCTCATTGATTGCCAGGACTTCAAGCCATATAGGCTTTTCTACAATCTCACGGTTGCTTGCATCCATTCCATCACGCATCTTTATGGCTTTCAGTGCAAGCGCATTTAAGACAATCCCTCCGTGTATCACCTTGAATCCGTTTAAACTAATTCCGTTCATTTCTATCTTCCATTCCTTTCCCACCCGGCAACATATCCATTGCCTGGGCAATCCGTGTTATAAATTCCGTCCGATACTCATAGAACTGGCGGCGGCCACACAAGGCATCCGCTATGTATTCATAGGGCGTATTATATACAATGCTCTCATAAATCCTTTTCTGCATCTGCCGCCTGGCCTGGATGCTCTCAATATTCTGGCAAGAAGAACACAAGGCATCTTCCACAACGGCGGCGGCCATAATGTCAAAGGCACTGGCCTTTCCGGCTTTTATTCTCTTTTTCCGCTTTTCGTTGCCTTGTATGATACTTCTGGCTACTGCCTTAATATCGGCATCCATCCTTTCCAACCTCTGCCCCCCCTATTCCTCATAGGTCTTTTTCTGCACTTCGGAACGCTCCACCTTTATGCTTTCCTTTGCCATCTTGGAAACCCTTGCCTTTATGCCCTGCCCTACGTCAATCGTGATGCCTTTCATGGCCTTTTCCTCTATGGCATCCACGGCCCGGAACATGATATTTACAACGCTCTGGTCAATGGGCTTTTCCGCCGTGCTGCTGAATAGTTCTTCAATACGGTTCTTTGCTTTCTGCACCCGTTCCTTACTTTCTGCATACTTTTTGGCTTCCTCACACTGGCACCTACACGTCACGGCTTCGTTTACTTCATCCCGGCCCCATCCCATCATTGTATGGACAACGCCGCCCTGGCCGCAAAAGCGGCAATATCCCGTCTGGCTCTCCACGCCCTCCGGCATTTCCCGGCCCTCTTCCTGCTCCATTTCCCTTAAATCCTCTTCTGGTATCGCATGGCCGCCGTCTGTCTTTTTTCTCATGCCTTATCCTCCCCTTTCTTTGCCTGGTTATAGGCATCCATGGCAACGGTAAGCACCGCCGCCGACTGCTCCACGCTCAACTGTGTACCCGTCACCAGAAATGCCAGGTTCTTGTTTATGGTTTCCAACGTATCTTCCAACGTCATGTTCTTTAGCGGCTTCCCGGCGGAAAGGTCTGCAATGGTCTTTATTATCGGCACCTTGAAATATTCGTCTACTGCTGCCATGTTGGCGTTTATGGTGCTTTCTGCCCGTGTCGGCGTGTGCCTTTCACACTTGCGGCAATGCTCCCGGCAGAACATACGCCCCATTGGAACGCCGTCACACTTCCCGTCAATCCACGGGGCGTTTAGGCACTTTGCAAGCGGCATCTTCCCAGGTTCCTGCAAATAGTCCAGGATTTCCGCCTTTGCTTCCTCCGCCCCATGGCATACCGCTGTCTTATAGCCCTGCTGCCGCAACCCTGCCATAAATGCTTCCTGCTCCGGCGTTGCTTTGTTCCGGCCATACTTCATTTCCAGATAAAGGCCGTGGAAATTATGGCTTGCCACGGGCAGACACACATCCGGCACGCCGCTTTTCAGCCCCATGGCCTTTAATACCGCCCCGTTTGTCCTCTTCCCCTCGTTTGGGACGTGGTACATAAGGGAAAGGCACGGCAAGACGTGTGTATTGTTCCCGGCCCACACGAAAAGGGCCATCTGCTCCGTGGTTTCCCCTTTCTTCATGTTCTGCATCCTCATTTTCCAAACCTCCTATTCTTCCTCAATGGCATATTCCCGTTTACGCCGCTTTAGGTCCTCCAACATCCTTTCCAGGATGCCCGTTTCCTCTTCATTCAGCCAGGTATAATATTTTTCAATCATCTTTACGGCATGAAGTTTCCGGGCGTTTTCCTTTTCCTCTTTGGTTGTGTCGGTATCTGACACATTGGCTTCCCTGGTTTCCTCTTCCTTGGTCTTGCGGTGTTTTTTCTCTTCGGCCATGGCCTTTATTTCCTCCGCCCCCATGCCGCCTTTGTCCTCGGAAGCCTTTGCAATCTCTTTTTGGGTTCCCTCGTCTGCCCTGGATGCTTCCATGGCCGCCGTGATGCCCATATTGCCTTTCTGGAACTGTTCTTTCACTTCCGGCGTGGCGTTCTGGTCTATGGTGTTAAGGGTCCTTATCTTTGGCACGCTCTCCCCCATCACCGCCGCCACATAATCCCGGACCCTCTCCCCTGCTTCCAGGACAAGCAAGCCTTCTTTCCGTGCCTGGGTCAATACCTCTTTCCAGTCCGCTGCCTGGGTCATAAGGTCATAATCCGACATTTTGCGGTTGAACGTGTTGCCGATTAAAAGCGCAATCCGAAATTCTATTTCCGTCATATCCTTGTAGCGGCAAGGGACGGTTTCAAACTCTTCTTTCCCCTCTGCCACAAGGATTTTTATACCTCCCAGGCGGCGGTGGCCGGAAACAAGCCAGTATTCCCCATTTACACGCCCCAATACAAGGGGCTGCTGCAACCCGTCCATTTCAATTCCCGTGGCTATTTCCTGCAATTCGTCCATGCTGTATTTATTATGCTCCGTCACAACAATGTCCCGGTAGTCCAGGTTGATTTCCCGGTAATCCTTGTTTTCCCCTACTTCCGCCCTGGTTGCGGCGTTCACGACATCCAGAATATTAAATCCCATCCCTTAACCCCTTTCCCCTGCTGCCAGGTTCCCAAATTTCTGCACATACTCCGCCACAAAGGCTTTATAATCCTGGGCGGCTCCGCTGCGTACACTGTAGCGTGTCGGTGTCTGGTGGTAGAACGTGGCATCCTTGGCCTTTGTGGAATGTCTGATTTTCTGTGAGAAAACAGGGCATCCGCTCTTTGCCCTCAACCAACTTTCCGCCGCTTCGCTTGTATCCGACTTCTCATAGTCCGTAATAAGCACCCCGGCAATCCTAGCCTTTCGGTTCAACGCCTTAACCTGGTTTATCTGCTCCACCAGTTCTTCCAGGCCGTCCAACGAATAGGCATCCAGGCACACGGGAATGATGATTTCATGGGTTGCCACCATGGCGTTTATGACGTTCATCCCCAGGTCCGGCGGATTGTCTATGATGCAATAGTCATATTCCCCGGCAACTTCCCCCAGGGCGGTTTTATAACGGTCATGCTGTGCATGGTCCTGGTCTGCCTTTACGGCAAGTTCCGCCAACTCCATGAAATAGTTGCAAGGTATTACATCCAGTTTTTCATCCTCCGCAATCCCGGAAACCCTCCGAATACTGTTTTCCCCCATGTGGCCGGTCCGCATAATCCGGCACGCTTCCGCCTCCTGGTCCCGGTTGTATACCTCAAACATACGGGAAGCGTTCCCCTGCTTGTCATTGTCAAACAACAATACCCTGCTGCCAGGCCGCTTTCTTTTCTTGTCCCCCTCTGCCAACAGTTCCGCCATGGAAACGGCTGTGGTGGTCTTGGCACACCCACCTTTTAAATTGATTACTGAAACAATCTTCATTTCTTGTTAGGCTCCTTTCGCTTAATCTTCACCATACGGGCGTATATGTAGAACGCCGCATTGATTCCGTTGTACTTAACCTCTGCATCCAGAAATTCAAATCCAGGGTATGCTTTTTCCATCTGGCTTTTCAGTTCTTCATGGTCCCTTGCCATCCGCTCCACATTGCCCTTTTTAAACTTTGAATAGCTTCTTGTCGGCTTGTCCGGCTTTTTAAGGTTCTTTGACGGGCACCATCTTTTTGTCCCGTGTGGGTTCTGTGATATGTATGTGGCAAGCCCGGTTATAAGGAAATCATCATCCGGCTTTATCCTCCTGGTGTTCGGTCTGTCACATTTCCCCCATAGTTCTTCCAGTTCGTCCCGGTCCATCCCGTCCCCGGATAACAGAATATGGAAGTGTGGGCGTTTGTACCCGTCAAAGGCAAGGATATAAATATATTTTGCATTGTCCAACCCGTCTTTTTTCCGGCGGCGGTTTATCCGCTTTATGAAATTGGTTATATCTTTCCTGGCCCTCTCTTCATCACCAGGCAGACAATCATCATTCCATCCAAATGTGGCCCAAATATCACCCTTGCCGAAATTGATATTTGCCAGGCGTATTAGATAACGTCTTGCGTTCTTATCGTTTAGGTTCCGCTGTGACGGCCTGGTTTCCCTCTTCTTTGCCGTTACTGGCATATCCTTTTTATCCTTAAAGGCCGGGTATACCTGGCTTTCCAGTAATACCGTTCCGTTCTGGATGTTCTCCGCCTTGGTGGTGGTAGTCCGATAAAGGCACCCCACCTTTCCATCCTTTAACAGCTTTTCCAACTCCCACTCTTCCAGGGTGTCACACTGCTTTTGGTATGCTTCCTCATAATCGTAATCATCATACAGTTTTTTCATGTTCCCCACCTTTATATGTCAAGCCCCTACCCTCTTTCCTGCTCCTGGGCATCACTTCCCTTTTCCTCCCCTCCCTCCCCTCTTCTTATCACCATCAACCACCT